ATCTGCGCCAGGAGTTCCTCGATTTCGGCGATTAGCGATTTCTGAAGGTCCCATGGTGTCATTGTCTTCCTCCTACTTTGTGAGTAATTCTATTTGCTGCTCCACGTAATGCTGCAGGTTCCGGTCGATGGATGGTTTCACGACTCCGTATACCTTTTCCTCGTTACCGATCATCTTCGGGATTGAGTTGGAGCTCAGCTTCTTGATTGGCAACCTGGCGGTGCTTCGTCTCTGATAAATCTGACCGTTTGGTCCTTTGAAGGCTTTAATATTGCCATATATAAGCTGCTTCAGGCCGCCGCCCTTGATGATGTTTGCTTTCGCTCCGGTTTTCTTCGGTGCGGTTGTGTGAAACTTTGTGATTGAGAGCGGTTTGCCTTGTGAATGGATCACCGCTTCCAGTCTTCCTGCGGACGCTTTCCGGATCGTCATGTCCTTCTTAAAGCCTCCGGATTTTACCGTGTAGGTCGCCTGCGCTTTATTTGCGAGATCTACTCTCGCTGTGACTGCTACTTTATTCAGGGCCCGCGATATTACCGTTGGCGCTTTTCGGCTCATTTCTCCGAGCTTCGCCTGCACTTCCTCCAGCATCTGTTCGTCTACCTGGTATTCGATCATGCTCTGTTCGCCTCCAGTGTGATTGAATAGATACCGTCCTCTGAAATAGCATCAGCCACCTTGTATGGCCTCTTGTCGAATTGGATCAGGGATCCCTGCTTCGGCATTGGACCATAGTCGGTGGCTGCTACGTAGATCAGTTTTTGGTTTTTATAAATTCCATCCATGTGCTGGTTGAATCTCTTTTCACGCTCGATCTGTTCGTTGGAGTCTACCTGAACCGGCATCATCTTTCCATTGAGATCATGCATGTCCGAGAACTCATCCGCGTTCATGAATGTGTCGTGCACGTCCGACGCGATTACGTCTTTGAAACTCATTTTTTTCGGCTCCGGGTTGGTTTCTTTACCGGATCAGTGGCTCTTTCGATGCTCTTTGGGATTCTTCCAGCGAGGTCATCTTCGTTGCCACTATTGCTGATTCCGATCTGTCCTGGCTGAGCTGTCAGCATCTGCGCTCTTGGAGCCGGTGCCTCTGGCTCATCCTCTACCAGGGTGGCGGTTCCGGCATCCAGCCAGGTCTGCTTCATCTCTGAATCAGGAAGCTCATCTCCGACCTCATACTGACGTGCTCCGTATAAGATCGGATAAACTGCCACGAGCTTCATTTAGGCGTTGATCTTAATTGATACGACCGCGTCCGCTGCGGCTGCGTCTGCGATAGCGTAGCCTGCGAGGATGTTGGACTCGGCTGTTGCGGTGATCACTCCGTTTGTGTTGTCCCAGTAAACATCGGCGCCTGCAGTGATTGCCTCGCTTGCCTTCTTTGGGAAGCTGTAAACGCCTACCACATTGACGCTGTATTTCTGTCCCGGTGCTGCTTCCATCGCTACGACTCCGATTCTCTTACCGATAGCCTGGATGGTATTGGCCGGGATGGTTTTTGCTGTGTCATTGATGCGATCGATAGTCTCGCCTCTCTGCCAGAATGTTGCTGTTGCCATGATTTATTCCTCCTTCCTCTTAGACGAGCTTCAGCTTCGTGTCGACCTTGATTCCTGGGTTCTTTACGGCTCCACGGTAGTCCATTACGGAGATACCCCAGTCGAGGTAAATATCCCAGATAAATCCAAGCTGTCCAGGAGCTTCCATTCTTCTGATGTTCGGGATCTCCTGACCGTTCAGGTAGTCGACCTCGATGAAGTCTGTGTCTCCAGGATCGCCAATCAGGAACCATGGCATCACGTTTCCAAGGCCGCCGCACAATGCGTTGATTGTCGGATCCTCGACTACCTCGATGCTGTCTCTGTACTGGTAGAGTGGGTTCACTGCCTGGGTGTTGTCGCTTGTGTTAATTGTCGGACTGAAGAAGAGCGTGTACATGTCGAACTTCATTCCTGAAGGTACGACGATGGTTGCCGGATTGATGATGATGCTCTCTCCGAACTGATCCTTCTGGTTTGCAAGCGCCATGATCATGGTCTGCATTGCTTCCTGTGTTACTCCGGTACCGGATGCGAGGAGGTTTTTGTGTTCCTTGCCAAAGAGTGCAGCTCCGTCGTAAATGTTGGAGTTGTTGATCAGGATCTGGTATACCTGCTTGTTGATGGTCTTTCTTGCTGCGGCTGCATATCTCGCCGGGAGGCTTGTCACGAGACCGATGTCGTCATCGATGAATGCCTTTCTGGAAAGAGTGAACTGGCGGCCGTAAGTCTTCAGCTGTCTCTGAGGGAGCTTGTCATCTTTGAAGATGTCATGCTTGAGCTCTCCGTTCTCCGGTACCTCGTAGAACTCGCCGACTGGTCCAGCTACGTAGTAGTTGTCATGCCGCTTGAAGTCCTTCAGGGATCCCTTCTTTGTGAACTTATCAAAGGTCACGGCTACCTTGCGGTATCCTTCCTTGTACGCCTTCTCGATTGTCTGATCGAGGATTGCCGGGAAGGATGCCTCTGGATTGTAGAAACCTCTGGCCATCATTGTGTAAAGCTCATCTGAGCTTCTGCGGTTTAAGTTGCTCTCGCTGGATCCGTCTCTCTGCAGACACTCGATGGCGAGGTCTCTGATTGACATTCCCATGAGGCTTCTGGCTCCGTCTTCCGGACGCTCTAATGTCATGCCGCTTCTCATGAGGAGGGAATCAGCAGCGGCGCGTCTGAACTTATCCTCCTGTGTATCTGTTACCTGGATGCCGGTCGCTACTGGTGAGTGCTGGCTTCTCAAGTGTTCAAGGACTGCGGCTCTTACCTGCTCCTCGGTAGATCCGTTGTCGATGTAAGATCTGGCGTCAAGACCGAACTCTGTACAGAGGTCCTCAATGCTGCGGATTCTCTGTCTTTCTGCCTCGATGGCTCTCTGTGCGTTCTGTGGATCCTGTCCACCGTTTCCACCTTCGCCTGCGGCAGGTGTCTGCTGTCTCTGGCCTTCCGGTGTGTTGTTTGCTGGTGCAGCAGGAGTGGAACTCTGGCCGCCATGGGCGATGCCAGCACCAGCTGCTCTAGCTGCGTCGATGCTTCTCTGCAGGGAGTCAAATTCTGCGGCTTCCTCGCGTGTCATGTTGCGACCTGCGGATCTGGCAGCGTTTAATAATTCCTGCTGACGTGCGATCATCTGTTCAATCGTCATTTTCTTTTACCTCCATTCGGTTTTTGTTTATTTGAAGTTGCCTCTCATAGATATCGAGTGGGATGTCCTGCGTTCCGGGTTCGGATTTTTCTTCCATTTCCCTTCCCACACCTACGGTTGGATCTGCTGGGACACTAACGATGCTTATCTCGTAAGGCGCCCACTTCTTAGCGATCGAGCATGGTCCCATGAATCTGCCATCCGTCGAGGTCTTGTTTGGCATTACTTCCTCCCAGTCGTCTACCAGGTATCCTACGGATACGCCTTTGAGGGTTCCGCCTTTTACTTTCTGGTAGATCACTTCGGACGCTTCATCTGAATCAAATTCGATTGTAGCCATTCCGCGTCCGTTATCTATCCACGCTTTGGTGATCTTGCCGATCACTTCGTCGCGGTCATGGTTGAAAAGCACGCATCCGATCTCATTCAGTCTGGTCAGATCGACGCAGCCTGCTGAATGGTCGAGGATCTCCTGTCCGAACCATCTTGTATATGGTTCTTCAGATGAGAAGCTCAGCTCGAATGTTCGCTCGTTGCCATCTCCTTCGAGTGCTCTGATTGAACCTCTCAGTTCTCTCAGGCCTCTATTCCTGTCCTTCGTCTGATGCTGACTGGCCTTCTTTTCCGTCTCCGGACTGTGTGCCCTTGTCATCATCGTTGGTTCCTTCCTCCTGGCCGTCTCCGGTTTGATCATCCGGTTTTGGCGGCTCTGGCTTCGGTTCTTCTTTTTCTGATCCGAGTTTGCCATCGAATATCACACCTCCTAAGTCATAGCCTTTCTTTTTCGCATACTCGATTACCTCCAGGTTGTCATCGATCTGCTGCTTCCAGTCGCGGCCGTTCTCGGCAGCAATCTCTTTGTACGTTTTCTGGCCGGTATTCAGCGCGGTCTTGTTTGCGCTGGATTCCTTCAGTGGATCGATCCACTTCTTAGGGCTCTTGATCCATCCGTGCTCCAGGTAGTCATC